TTAAAAACATAAAAATGAGAGTAGGTATTCATAATAGACTTTGGGTAAAAAATGTTGTGGCTATTGGTTTGTCATCAGGATTTATAGAGCCCTTAGAAAGCAATGGTTTGTTTTCTGTTCACGAATTTTTAATTTGTTTACTTAGAAATCTACAAAGAGAAAAAATATCTCAATGGGACAAAGATAATTTTAATTATCAATGTAAACATATGTTTAAAAACTTTGCACAATTTGTGGGTTTACATTATGCTTTGTCTCATAGAAACGATACGGAATATTGGAAACATTGTAATAATAAATATTGGGAGGAAACTTTAATAAATTTACAACCTGTTGATAACATTGGATTTAAAAACGCTGTTCAAAAAAGATCATTTAATAATAGATTTGATGATTTAAGTGGACTTCATTGTATTGCAGCCGGAATGCATTGGGCACCTGCTGATAAATTTACATTAATAGTTGGAGGAAAATATGAAGAAGAAAATCTTGAAAAAGAATTTTCTTTTTGTATAAATAAATTAAATGAAAGAAAGGAGCTTTGTAAACAAATTATAAAAGATAAACCAAGTTTGTTTGCAGTATTAAAAAATGTACATAAATAATTATTTTGTAACACCCATATGGAGTGAAATAAAACCCGACTTTGTTAAATCTTTAAACAAGGCGTCGGACCTATATATTAAAGAAGCCAAAAAAAGTAAAGAAGCTAAAGCTCATCTAAAAGCTCACGGAGATTTTGGAAGATCGTGGCATTCAACACAATTACTAAGTGACACTCAATTTATGGATTTTAGAAATTATGTTGGTCAAAAATGTTGGGAGTTTTTAGATCATTCAGGATTTGATATGACTAAGTATACCACTTTCTTTGAACAAATGTGGGTACAAGAATTTGCTAAAAAAGGTGGAGGAAATCATTCAGCGCACGTACATTGGAACACTCACGTTAATGGTTTTTATTTTTTAAAAGCTAGTGAGAAGACTTCACACCCAGTTTTTCACGAACCAAGAACCGGAGCAAGAACAACTAAATTACATATGAAAGAACAAAAGGCTGTATGGCCTGGAACAGAATTAATTAATTTTAAACCACAACCAGGCTTATTAATATTTTTTCCAGGATATCTAGAACACGAATTTTCTGTGGATTATGGTAAAGAACCTTTTAGATTTATTCATTTTAATATATCTGCTGTATTAAAAGAAATGGCTAAAGATGTTTAAAAAGAAAAAGTATATAGTTATGCGTCAAGCTATATCAAAAGACTTAGCTTCTTTTATTGCAAATTATTTTTTAATGCAAAAACAAGTTTATGATACTTGTCTTCAATCAAGATATATTTCTCCGTTTGAAACTTTACTTGGATACTATGAAGGTAAAAACGAACAAATACCAAACACTTATTCTCAATATGCAAATATGGCTATGGAAACTTTAATGTTAAAATGTCAACCCCAAATGGAAAAAGCAACCGGTTTAAAACTCACTCCCGCTTACACCTATGCAAGAATATATAAAAAAGGCGATGAATTAAAAAGACACAAAGATAGATTTAGTTGTGAGATATCAACTACGATGAATCTTGCCGGTGATGACTGGCCAATATATCTAGAGCCATCTGGAGAGACTGGTAAAAAAGGTGTTAAAGTAGATTTAAAACCAGGAGATATGCTAGTTTATTCTGGTTGTGAACTAGAGCATTGGAGGGAAAAATTTAAAGGCAAAGAATGCGTACAAGTTTTTCTGCATTATAATAATCGTAAAACCCCAGGAGCGAAGGATAATATGTTTGACAAACGTCCGCATTTAGGTCTTCCTTCCTGGTTTAAACGATGATATAATATTTAGATGGAGACAGGGCACCACCACATACCCCCTGTCTCCTTTTAAATAAGGACTACCAAAAAATTAAAAACCTTGTATTATGGTCAAACTATGCTACAAAAATTAGGATTTGCCCCTGGATTTAATAAACAAGTCACCGAGACTGGAGCTGAAGGGCAATGGTTTGATGGGGATAATGTACGTTTTAGATACGGAACTCCAGAAAAAATAGGTGGTTGGTCTCAATTAGGTAATGATAAATTAACTGGTGCGGCGAGAG